AGAGCTGCTCGGCCTCCGCCTCCAGCTTCGCGGCGCGTGCGTTGATCTCGCGCACCTTGGCGAGTTGCTCCTCGAGCGCTGCCTTTGCCGTGTCCTGCTGCATCTGCAGCGCTTCCGCCTGGGCCTGCATCTGCTGCTGCATTTGCTGCTGCTCTTCTGGCGTCATGGGCTTGTTGGGGTCACGCTCACCAGTGAGCCGGCGCATCTCGTCCGCGATCAGATCCTTGTTGGGCAGATCGGAGAACTCCATGGCGATCACCATGAGCCGGAACGCAGCGTCAGGAGGCATGCGCCCCGCCATCTGGTTCAGAGACTCGAACATCACCTGCCGCAAGGTGCCGGAGTAGTCCTGCTCGGCCACCACGAAGTCGGCCACGCTGGCGGTGATGTCGTTCAGGTAACGGACGGAGCCATCGGGCTGCACCTCTGGCTGATTGATCTTGACCCACTCGAGGGAGCCGCGGTGGCCGGTCAGACGGATGACCTTCTCCTCCGTGTACCACTGCTCCTGCAGGGAGAGCTGCTTTTCACCCTGGACCTGCACCGCGAGCCGCAGGTTGTCGAAAGGCTCGGTCGTGACGACGGAACCCTGGTTCTGCCGGGCCTTGATGGCCTCGCCCGAGCTGGCATTCGTCTGCCGGCCGAGGTTCTCATTGCTGATGCCGGCGTTCTTCTGGATGGACTGGGCATCCAGCGTCATCATCTGCACCTGGCCGGCGGCCAGCTCGGAGTCGCGGTGCACCTCGAATTTCTTGTTGGCCTTGTAGACCACCACGCCGTCGGGCTGATTCACCTCGTCGCGGGCTTCGTTGACGTCCTCGACGGCGCCCTTCTCCATGAAAATCTGGTTCGTGGAGAGCACGAACAGCGCCTTGGAGGCACGCTTGTTCAGGTCCTTCTGCAGGTCGCGCACGCGGCGGATCAGACCATAGGGCATGCGATCGCGTCCGCGCCGGTAGCACCAGATGGGGGTCAGGCTGAATTTGTTGTGCCGCATCGGCATGGGCCCGAGCGCCAGCAAGTGCGACTCCGTCATGACCGCGACGTGCATGCGCATCACCACGCGATCCACCATCGAGCCGCCATGCGCCGCTACAACGGCGTTCAATGCGTTGTCCCAGGGCTCCACCAATGAGCCCTTAAACGGACCGCTGCTGACGATCCGCGCCTTCACCGGCATGCGGAACTGGCATTCGATCAGGCGCACTCGCCTGCGCTGGTCGATATCGACACTGCCGCGCCCGCCCGCCACATATCCGCGCGACGGGCCCGACATGCTCGAGCTGATGTGCCCTTGGTAGTAAAACTCGTCCTCCTCCCACTGCTGAGATGAAAACTCGTTTGTCTGCAGGATGGAGCGGCGGAGCACGTCCTCCCGCTCCGGGTACATCGCGATCGCAACGTCCTCGTCCACCCAGCGCGTGCGGTGGATGTAGCGGGCATCGCTGAGATCGGGCTCGACCGACATGGAATCCCAGATGACCGAGCGCCAATCCTCGTACTTGGAATAGAGGATGTCCTGGGTGGGATCGTTGCGCACACCATCATCCAGCCAGCCCACGCCCACCTTGACGGCATCGGCGAAGGCTCGCGAGCGATTGAACTGGACACGGTTCACGTCGCTGACGTACTTCATGACCTTGGTCTTGATGTCGGCCATCTGCACCGCGTCCTCGGTGCGGGGCAGCACGCTCCAATCCACACGCGTGCGGCGTTCCGTGCCGATCATCCAGTCGACCATGGGCGCCGTTTCATTGAACACCAGTGGCACCTGGCCGCGGTCCTCAACCTCGGCAGCATCCGCCGGGTCCCATTGGTCGCCGTCATACATGTCCGCGTCGACGGACATCTGCATGCGGTTCTCGGCCTGGATGTCGCGCTCACGGTAGTACCAGCTCATGCACTTCTTGTGCGTCTCGAGCGCCTCGGGGCTGTCAAGCGGGTGAACTGGCTGCTGCGTCTCTTCGTCGAAGTCGGCCGGTTCCTCGCCCAGGACGTTCTCGCCCGGTGCGTAGGCCTTGTTCAGGCGCGGCTCAGGCTGGAACATACTCGGCCCCCTTGTCCTCGATGGTCAGTGCCTCGGCGGCAATCTGCTTGCCGTCGGCCATCACCTTGAGTTCACCGTATTCCCGCTTCTTGCGCTCCCAGCTTGGCTCCGAAGGCATGCGGTACAAATCCGGCAGTCCCTCATTCAAGATCGTGGCGATGCGCACCCAATTAGCCATGGTCGGCTCTAGGCCCAAGACCTGGCACGCCTTCAGCCCCTGGCGTTGCAGGTGGCCAGGATCGTCGTACTGGTAGGCGGCGCTTTCCATCAATACGAACCACGGCGCTTTTTGCCGGAACGCGGGATGAAGCACGAGTGCTCGCTCCCCATTGATCCAGGTATAGGTCGCGCGGATGTCACCGTGGACACGGGCGATATGGGCTTTGGTGATGTCAAGACATGCAGGCATGTCCGCCACGTTGGCAGGCTTGGTACGGAATCAGCCCCGCATCACGAGCAGAAAGTTATGCGTGAGAAAGCCACTCAACGAGCCAAGCCGGAGCGCCGGCGGCGTGTCTGCTTCTTGCCCTCATCCAGACTGTTGTCCATGAGCGGCACCGCCTGACCCATGTAACGCCACACGTCCGCGCCGTGACTGGCGTCATCGTGCAGCGGCTCCCCTGGCTGCCCCGTTCGCGGGTCGATCACCCGCTTGTATCGAGACATGCAATCCAGGAATTCCGCGCACTCCTCCTCATCGATGTATGCCTTGGCGAATAGCGAGCGAGCAAGGCGAATCCCCGTTTCAATACTGAAGCTCGGAAGAACGTGCACCGTGCGCCCCATGTCCTCGGCGATGCCCTTCGCCGTGGTGCCGCTCTTGTAGTCTCCGGAGTCAGCGTCATGCGGCATGAAGTCGGTTCCCCAGCGCACATTCCATTCATCCTCCAACTGGATGATGTAGTCCTCAATGGTCTTGTGCGAGTCCTGGTAGTAGGCGATGCAGCGGAAATCCAGCGGGGTGCGCTGCACCAGCATGATGGCCATGAAGTCGGACCAACCCAAGTCCCATACCGTGTGCACTGGTAGCCTGGGGTCGTAGGAGACGCGGCAGATACGCCGATCCTGGTAGAGCTTCTCCACCTCCTTGGCGTAGATCGCGCCGGCCACCGTGCGCTTGGGCTTGCCCTCCCAGATATTCCAGTAGGTGTCCGGATCGCGCTTGAAATGACGCTGGCGCTCCTTCTCCAGCACCTCGGGGAACCATGGGTTGTCTCGCCAGTTGATTTCACACAGCCATGTGTCGCTGTCCGCGTTGGTGATGAACCGCGAGTACGTGGCATCGGTGGCAAGGTCAGGATTCAGCGTGAGCCAGATCTCGGAGCCCGGCCGACGGATGGTCGGCACCAGCACTTCCCACGACCTGGCGCTGACGCTCTGCGCCTCTTCCACCCAGACGATATCGATGGCCTCGAATGACTTGATGGTGTCGATCGTGTGGCTCTGCAGGCCCGCGAACAGGATCAGCGTGCCATTGGCGCCCCGGATCTCGGTGTCCAGCACCTCATAGAAGCCACTGAGATTCAACGCCTCGATTTGGTCCTTGAGCAGCCGGTGCACCGAATCCCGCATCGACTTCTGGATCTCGCGCGCGCAGAGGATACGCAGCGGCCTATTGCTGCCCATCATGAGCAGCGCCATGGCGACGGACCAGGACTTGGCCCCACCACGGCCGCCATACATCACCTTGAAGCGGCGCGGCTTGAACAGGTCGCGCAGCTTCGCGGGCATCTCGATCCGGATGCGCTCGCGATCTACCTCATAGTCCTGGGCGAAGTCGGCAACAAGGGAGCCGCCATGCACGTCCGCGAGTGTTGCGGCCAGGATGCTGGGCTGCGTGGTGCCGCGAATCGGAGAGAGTCTCATGCCCCGCCCGCTGCTGGATCGTTTTCGCGCTTGGGCGGCTCGACGAAGTGGATCTCAAAGTGGCCGACGCCACTGCCCCTCTGCTGCTCGTTGTCTCGCTTGTACATGCCGTGGTAACGCATGAGCTTCTCGACCACATCGAGCTGGCTATGGAGGCTGATCTCCAGGCCGTTGCGCGTTTCCTTGGCACCAGCGAAGAGCGCCAGCGCACCGGCCGACATGTTGCGTGTGTCCTTCAGGACCGTGCGGGAGGATCCGCCGCCGAAGCACTCCGGACAGTCCTGGTTCGGTGGCTTCCTGGCGTCGTAGCCGATACCGCCCGCCTCAGGGAAGGTCTCAATCGCCTTGCCCTCCTCCACCCACTTCTCGCGCTTGGTGTTGTATTCCGCCATGGTGTACTGGTACTGGTGACCGATTCCATAGCAGTGGCGGCAACAGGCCACGTACACCTCCACCAACTCGCGAGGATCCGCCAGAAGCATCTGATTCAGGCGGCGCACCACGTCCTCGGCCTTCACCTCGGCACGTTCCACCACCACCTTGGTGAACTCCCGCACAAACTCCTGCACCTTGACATTTCTCAACAGGCGAGCGCCCTGCGAGGCTGCTGTGTCCTGGCTGTATCCTGCATTCACTGCCGCCTGCGTGGCGTTGAAGTCGGACAGCACATACTCTCGCGCGAATGCACGATAACGATCCTCGGTCGTGATTTTTGGCTTGGCCGGTGCTGGAGTGGCCTTCGCCTTCGCCTTACCGCTTCGAGAGGCGGCAGGCTTGGGCTTTCGGGAGGAGTTGCTCATCCTGTCAAAATGTCAGGCTTGGTACGACTTTTATGGGAGAACGTGTAGATGGATTTCGCCTCAGCAATTTCGGGCGTCGGGTCAATGCTGCAGATCGCAACAACGGCGATTCAGGCAAGGGATGATTCAAAGGCAAAGCAAGCTATTGCGGATGTCCAAATGAAGCTGTTTGAACTCTTGACTGCTGCGCTCAGCATGACGGAGAAAAATATTTCCTTGCTCAATGAAGTTATGGATCTTCAAGAGAAGCTCCAGGCCATCGAATCGAAAAACAACGAACGATCTGGCTATGTATTGGTGCAGGTCACGCCCGGATCATGGGCATACGAGTCCCGGTCTTCATCCGAAGGAGAAGGCAGCCAAGCCCATCATCTATGCCAGCCATGCTATGACAAGGGAACGAAGTCCATCCTCCGGCGTATGGAGGAAGCGTTTGGTATCAAATTCATGCAATGCCCCGAAAACAAAGATCACAGAATTGAGCTTGCCTAATAGTTTTGCGTGAGCGCATATCTCATCACCGGCTTCCTCCCCGGCAAGCTGCTCACCTCGGACTGGATCAGCTCCAGCTTGGCCAGGTACTGCAGTGCCCAATCCACTTCCCCCTTGGAGCGCCCCAGCGTCTGCACCAGCTCCTGGTGGAAGAACCAACGCCCACGGTTCTGCTGGAGGTAGCGGAGCAGCACGTCGGAGCCGCTGCCCGGCCTGAGCACGCCCGGCGGGCGGGGGTTTGTCGGCTTCTTGGGCTCCTCTGCGGGCCTCGGCGTGAGCTGGGAAATCATCCAGGTGGTCGGGTTGGGTTGTGGTGCTGGGGCTGGTGAGGGCTCTGACGGCGGCACAGCCCCATCGGCTTCCAGCTCCGGGAATAGTGAAAGGGTGTCGGTGTCACGGCACCGCCGGCTACGCGCCGGGCGCGGTGAACCGTTCAGATGCCAGCGAGCCGACATCCGTGCGCATCGTCCGAGCTGGCCGACCAGCCAGTTAATGGGGCTCTGCATTCAGTTCCTCGGCGCTGGTGCTGGTCAGGCCTCGCGCTTGAGCACCTGCCGGCCGCCCACCGCGTCCATGCGAGACACGATTCCCTGCTTCTCCATCTCCTCGAGGAGGCGCGCGGCGCGGTTGTAGCCGATGCGGAGCTTGCGCTGCACGTAGGAGATGCTGGCCTTGTCATCGCCGACAACCAGTTCGACGGCCTGCTCGAACATCGGATCAGGCACATCGCCCTCGAAATGCGTCGCTGGCTTGCTGGCGCTGATGGTGACATTGCCGGCGCGCACCTCGATGCGGTCGATGCCATCGGGCAGCGGCTCGCGCGTGATGGCAGTGGCCACGGCCGCGAGAATCGAATCCTCCGGTAGGCCCAACTCCGTGCGGCCCTCGCCGCCCAGCGCCTCCACCAGGTCGGGCAACAGCTTGGACAGCTCGCCGGTGGCGATTGCCACGTCGGCGTCGAAACCTGCGTCATCCTGCTTCTGGCCCTCGAACACCGAGTCCAGGAATGCCAGCTTTTTGATCTGCAGGCTCTCGGTGAGCACGAACGAAACGCGATCATCCCAAGTCATAGCGAGCTTGGTGGGCAGCTTGCCCTGGGCGATGTGCTCTCCGACTTCGGCGATATCGAGCGGGTGGCGGCCATAGCGCACCACGGCCTTGGCCTCGTCGGCGCTCTTGAGCTCGCACTCGCGGTCAATCGAGAACCCGGTGGGTGGCTCCTGCTCTTTCAGCCAGTGCGCCATGCAGGCCTGCGCCGATTCCTGCGTGTGCAGCAGCGCCACCGCGAAGCCGGGGATCGAATCCACCAGCATGGTCAC